CCCCGAAAAATAATGTATACTAACAATATGAGAATACTAACACTTGATAACAGCTACTACGACCTAGATCATCTTCCTGAAGAAGTTGATGACATGCGCTTTGCTATACTTGATAACTCAAATCCAGCAGACCCTGACTATCACTTTATTCCACTGATTTTTCTAGAAAGTTTTAATGCACCAGCCCTGGTATTACGCATTGGATCTGCTACAATTAAAATGCCCATGGACTGGCAAATTCTAATAGGTGAGCCTGACATTGGTGACCTAGAAGTGTTGCCTTTAACATCGATTAATGATCGTGGGTTTAAAGTATTTCAGTTTAACCCACTCAGCAGTTACAGGCCCAGCTTTCCCGACATTGAAATACTAGATGTGTATCATGAAGTGTCATGGTACGCACCAAAACTCAAGAATGGGCAGATGCTGGCTGTGCCCTTAAACGACGACGCTGAACCCGACTGTGTGTACTTTGTCAAAGACATCAGTCGCAACTGCGAAATTGTAGATTACAACAAGTCTTGGTAATGGGTACATTGAAGCCTGGCGCAACATACATTTACGAACGTGCTGACGGTATCGTATATGCACGTGAGTCGGGCGCAGATCCCAGTACACGTCAAGTGGTGGGCTATGAATCAGGCGCAGAATACGATCCTGTATCTGGGCACAAAATAGACTATGATAAGAGAACCGCAGACGGCAGACCTTTACACGAACACCTAATGGAAGACAAGATGTGGGGCGAGATTCGGCGTGCCGCAAAAACCAATCCTACTTTACAAGATGCACTGGATCATGTTATAATGATTCACAAACTGACCAAAACTAAATGAGTGACAAACTAAACATTGCCAATGAAATGCGACAGTTGGATCGCAAAAACAGAAACTTTTATGATGAGCTCACAGAAGAAGAGCGCAAGAAGTTTAGCTTGTTCTTGATGTTGCGTTGGAGCTCGGCCGTGGAAGGCGCTCAGGAACTGCAAGAGTACTATGTGCAAAGTTGCAACCACTATCTCAACAAACACTTTTTTGACCTTGGTCGCCATCCCAAACTGCAATGGTTGTGTGCAACGGCTGTGAGTCCGGGCCTGGGCACACCGCGACATCCGTGGATTGCCCCCAAGAAAAAAGAGTCAGGCCTAAGTGCAAAACGCAAAGCATTAATGGCTATTCATCCCACCTACAAGGATGATGAAATAGATGTGTTGGCCGCAATAACCACGCAGAAAGAAATTGACGAGTACAACCGACAGTCGGGCATTGACAAGAAATGAGTTTTGTTTGCGAATACTGCCGGAAAGAGTTTGCTAGAGAAACTAGCATAGCTGTTCACATGTGTGAACCTAAGCGCAGGAGATTTGAACAAGACGAACGTGGGGTACAGTTGGGCTTTAGGGCCTACATCAAGTTTTATGAACAAGCACAGGGATCAGCCAAGTTAAAAACTTTTGATGATTTTGCAGACTCAGCATACTATCGAGCATTTGTAAAGTTTGGTCGCTACTGTGTGAACACACGAGTAATTGCACCTGAACGTTATTTGCTGTGGTTGTTAAAACAGCAAAAGAAAATTGACAATTGGTCCAGTGATCAGCTCTACACTGAATACCTGATTGAGTATTTGCGTGTGGAAAACGTTTCAGATGCTCTTGCTAGAGCAGTGGAGTTTGGCATGGACTGGGCAGAGAAAAACTCTGCTCAACCACAGGACTGTTTGCGTTATGGCAGTAGTGTGGCCATGTGCTATGCTATTACCACAGGACGCATTAGTCCTTGGATCATTTACAACTGTGAGTCAGGACAACAGTTTTTAGCTAGTCTTACATCAGATCAAATTGGTATGATATGGTCTTACATTGACAGTGACGAGTGGCAAAAGAAGTTCAACAACTATCCAGCAGATCAAGAGTATGCACGGGATATATTAAACAAGGCAGGGTGGTAACATGATTAGAAACATCACAGCAGGATACGGAATCCATATTGGCGGTGGCAATAGTTATAGCACACCATACATTGACGCAACCCGCCCCTCAGCAGGCATGGTGCGATACCTTAATAACAATCTTGAAATTTACGATGGCTCAAACTGGATGACAATGCAGGCAAGTTATCCACAGATTGAACTAGACGGAGTAACACAGGAAGCTATTCAATGGGTTCGACGCAAAATGGAAGAAGAAAAACAAATGTCAGAGTTGGCAAAAAAACATCCTACTGTGGCAGATGCATTGCTGGCCAGAGATCGTGCAGAAGATGCTGTAAAAATTGCTGTGGCCTTGTGTGATGTATCGTAAATTAGCCGCACTTGGTGACAGCTTTAGCACAGCAGACTATGGCTTGAGTTGGCCTGATCATGTCAGCGCCAAACTAGGTAGTGAGCTGGTTAGAGCTTGCAGTTCAGGTGCCGGCAATGCTTTCTATGTTGAAAAACTGCATGACATTGTTAAAGATCCTAACGTGGATCTTGTGATTGTGCAACTTACTGAACCCAGCCGGGTGGTGATTGGCATGCGAGCCTGGGAAGAAGTGCAACAGAATTTACGTCCACATCCTATCCCTGCACCCCGTCATTATCAAGATCCCACACACAACAACATCTACAAGGACATGGGCTGTTACACGCTCAATGTACATGAGAACAAGTATTGGCTGGGCAAGATGGTTGACTATGACCTTGAGCAGTTTGATCGCTTTTGGCTGGATCAATCAGCTGGCGCACGTTTCTGGCAGTATCAGACCTTGCATAACATGTTGGCCATGAAGGCCCTATGCGATGCACACAACAAGAAGCTGATATTCTTCAGTTGGTTTGTGGACTGGGACACATTGTTTCTTCCAGGCTATGAGTGGTTTAGAAACAGCCTCAACTTGGCCAATGGCGTGGGTCGCAACGAAGGCGAAAAGCGAAAGCTACCATACACGCATGACGGACACTATGGTACTGAAGCCAGTGAAGTCTTGGTGCGTGAATGGTTGTGGCCCGAGCTAGAAAGATTATTATGAATAGATTGTTTACATTTGGGTGTAGCTATACCAGCTATGTGTGGAGTACCTGGGCTGACATCTTGAGCTACCAAGCACAGGAATTTCATAACTGGGGTAGGATGGGGGCAGGCAACCACTACATTTTAAACTCAGTGTATGAGTGTAATCAGCGCAACCAATTCAAACCCGGTGACACTGTAGTGGTGTGCTGGACCAACACAGCACGTGAAGATAGGTATGTGGATCGCAACTGGGTCACACCAGGCAATGTGTACACACAAGGAACCTATCCTCGAGACTGGGTCAAACGCTGGGTCGATGATCGTGGTTGCATGGTACGTGATTTTGCATTTATATCCGCAGTAAAAACTCTACTGGAACATACTGGCGTGTCTTGGCATTTTCTAAGCATGGTGCCTATGCACCAAGCTGACCAGTATCAAGACAACGATCACAATCCAGACTATGATGTTCTCAAACTGTACCAAAATGTGCTAGACACTGTCAAGCCCAGTTTCAAAGAAGTCATACACGATCGAATTGTGATTGAGTATGACATGCACCACACACCAATTGAGCATTTGAACTATGTGGAAAGAGTTTTACCACAATACCCTGTCAGCGCAGATACACGGTTGCAGATTGAACAGGAAGATGCTAAAATACGAGCAGGTACCTATAATAAAAATTATGTTCCCAATACTGGTATAGTAAGACTATGAGCGCAGACATTGACATTGACATGCCCAATAGGGACGCATTGCTGAAATTAATTCAGCACGTTCCTGCACGACTTGAAACAGCAACAGGTGTGCGCAAACACAACTCAGGCATTTATGTAACAGAAATACCTAAAGATTCCATCAATGGATGTGCGGCCCTGGATTATGAAACTGCGGAACAGCGTGGATACTTTAAACTAGACTTCTTGAACATGAGCGTGTATGCCCTGGTAAAAACCCCTGAACACTATGAACAGATGTTGGGTGCAGAACCCCCATGGTCAAGACTGTGGACTGATAGTGCCTGGGCCGCTCAGCTGGTGCATGTGGGAAACTATACAGATCTACTGCGAGTCATGAAGCCAGATTCCATACCCAGGATGGCGGCTTTTATATCTATTATCCGTCCAGGCAAAGCACACTTACAAACTTGCTCTTGGGCAGAAGTGTTTGCTGAAGTGTGGAACGGGGACGATAGCCGGGGCTATACATTTAAGAAAAGCCACGCAGTTTCCTACGCGGCCCTTGTTGCCCTGCACATGAACCTACTCAGTCAAGACGCCGTACCAGCGTAATACTCTTTCGTTTGCTCTTCTTGCGAGCAATATCCAGCAAACTGCAAGTAGGCCCGTGCAAGATTTC